CAGATCCTTGTTGATCTGCATTTCCCACCGTCTCAGCCAGCCGCCGACTTCGCGCAACCAGTCGATCCCCTGCTGCTCGACGTTGGAATAGTTCGCGCTTTTTTCCATGTCAAAGAGCATCCAGGGCGGCACGCCAAAGATCCGCGCGACGTCGAGCACGCCGTGCTGCCGCGCTTCGAGCCATTGACTGTCGCGGTTCGCCACCGAAATCGGTGACCACTGCCACCCATCCTCAAGCAACGCGACTTTGTGACTGTTTGCCACGCCGCCGCCGTGCGCAGCGTTCCACGAGTTCTTGAGACGCTGGTGCGCCTGTTCGGTCAGGCGTGCGCCTTTCGGCCCCGTCAAGACGCCCATCGGGGCGGCTCCGTTGCCAAAAAACCGAAAGCCGTATTCGTCAGCACTGAGCGCGCCACCGATGGCCTCGCGCGCCACCTGTATCGGTGATCGCCCGACGATCCCGTCCTCGCTGAAACTGCGCAAATGCAAAATCTCCGGTCGGATCGCGCTGTGGATAAACTCAAACCGGCCATCGGTCGTCTGATACTGGTAGACCAGCTCAAGCGCGGCGTTGCGCGTGATCTCCATACTCGCCGCCGCCAGCGGCCACAAGCTCGTGACGCGGCCCTGATTGTCGCGAAGAATCTGCGCGAACGCATTACCGTAGAGACAGAGGTCGGCTTGTAACGCTTCGCGAAAGTCCTGCGCGGTCATCTCTCGGTTGGGCGAGTCGTGCAACATCGAATAGAGCCGATGACCAGGTTCGGCCACCTTGTCGTCGTTGGGCAGCCGTCGATACACCTTGAGCGGTAACTGGCCGACCGTGCCCGCAATCAGTGACACGGCGCGATACACCGCAGGATGCCGCAGTGCGGTCGTTTGCGAGACGCTGGCCCCGCTGGCGGTCGTTTGCCCCGACCAGGCGTCGAGCAGCCACCGCGACGGCGTCGCGAGTGTGCTGCGGAGTTCGAGCAGTTTCGTAACAAGTCCCATATCAAGATCGAGGCGTGCCAAATGCGAACCCCGTCAGCACCAGCAGCACCCCACCGACAATCAAGGCCAGCCAGGGCGCGATCAAAAAGCATCCACTGACCAGCAACACGCAGCCGGTCGCGACGCACAGATCCGCCATCACCGCAAGGATCGCAACTTCATTTGTGTCAGCGCAAGCAGCTTTTGCGGTAGGTGGTTCGACTTGTCAGTGACCGTCAGCATTGAGGCACTGACACGAATAACGCCTATAGAACCTAGGTCTGTCGTTGTTGATCGTCAGTTGTCAGTATGTCAGTGAGAACACAACAGAAACCGTAGCGGATAGGGTGAAGGGTGCTACTGACAGCACTGACACACTGACAAAATACCACCGATAGCTCGGTTAACTATTGCTTAGCGTGTCACGTTAGCCACGAAGCAATAGTTGCATATTGACAATCGTCTACCAGACTATTGCTCTATGAATAAGTTGCGATCACTTTTGACCCTGCAAAGACTCACTCATAAACGGCACAAAGCGCACAGCAGACTAGACACACTCAAAGCGCGCCGACTGTCTGCCCATCTCACTCAAAGCGAATTAGCGACCTACGTGGGCGTTGATCCCTCAACGCTCTGTCGTTGGGAGTCAGGTCAACGCATTCCGCGCTCGGACGCCCTAATTCGCATCGATAGTGCCCTCGACGCACTCAACGATCGTACACGGGCCGATGAGGTCGTTCCGGTTCGACTTAAAGAATGGGTACCCTAAGGGGAATCGAACCAATAGCCCGTTCAACCGAGATAGAGGCCGAAACGGGCCAAAGAGGGGCGTTCTGTGGCACAACTGACAAACTCGACCGCTGAGAATGCGCTGTGCGGCGATTTTTCAAACCGCCGCAGGGCAGAGCACCCCGCCAATCTCCGACCGCTTAAATCGTCAAAACGCCGCGATCCTCATAGACGCTCGCCGCCTCGGGCTGCGCAATCGCACGGGCCAACGCCATAATCACCGCCACGATCCCGTCGATCTTGTCGGGCGCGGCGTCCTTGTCCGGTCGGATCTCGCCGTAGCGGCCGGTACGCGTCACCAGGTTGCCCGCCATCCACGCGAGCAGCGGATCGCCGTCGTGCCGCAGTCGCTTCGTCGCGACGAGTTCCTGGAGGCGCGTGGTCGCTTCGGAGAGTTGGAACCCTTGCGGCTGGTCGACCATCAGCAGGCCGTCGCCGGTGAGGTGTTGCGCGAGCTGCATCGCGAACCGCTTATCAAACGCGCACTCGCCGACGCCGTACTGGTCGCACGCCTCGCGCACCGTGTCCTCAATCGTGTCGTAGTCGGTGATGCTGCCAGGGGTCCACGTCAGCACGGCGTCGTCGGTCCACGCCTCATAGTCGCGCGTCGTCTCACGGTCGCGCGCCGCCTCGGGCAGCCAGTAGCGCACCTTAATCGCATAGCTGCCGTCGTCGAGTATCCACAAGAGCGCGAACGCACTAAAGTCGTCTGACTGCCCCAAGTCGAGGCCACCGAAACACGGGCGGCCGACCAGGGCACTGTCAACAATCCTCGGGCAGCGATCCCAGGCGGCGAGGTCAATCGCGCGCGTGATCGTGCGCGTCCACTCGCAAAAGTTCAGCCGTTTGACAATCGCTTGCTTCGTCGGCATCCCGACCGCCTCGCGCACCTGGTCGCGCAGATAGTCATGCGAGATCGACACGCCGAGATTTGGATTGGCCTTGATCCAGACGTCCTCGTCGGTCAGCGGATCGTCGCCCTCGTCTAAGGCGCACACGTAGGCGAACCACGCATCGTTGTCGGCGGTGCCGGTGCGGCGATTGACCGAGTCCAGCAGGCGGGTCGAGTAGTCGTGATGATGCCAGCAGACTGAGCCGCGATTGTGTCCCGCGTTTGTAATCGAGAGGATCAAACTCTGGCGGCGGCCTTTCGTGCCTGCGCGCATTTTCTCAATGACCAGATCGGTCGGGTGTTCGTGTAGCTCGTCGATGAGTGCCATATGCACGCGCTTGCCGTCGAGCCCCTTGTGCTCGCTACTGACCGGTCGAAAGTAGGAATAGCCGCCGACTTGCGCGAGGTTGTTGACGCTGCGCCGCACGGCACTCGCAAGCTGCGGCGAGGCGGCCACCATGCGCTCGGCGTCGGTATAGAGGATCTTCGCCTGGTCGCGCGCCGTCGCGGCACTATAAATCTCGGCCGACGCTTCGGCGTCAGCGAGTAACCCATAGAGGCCAATGCCCGCCGCCATCGGTGTCTTGCCGTTGCCCTTGCCGATCTCCAGGTAGCCCGTGCGAAACCGTCGCGAGCCGTCGCGCCGTTTCCAGCCGAACAGACTGCCGATGATGAACTGCTGCCACGGTTCGAGGCGAAACGGTTGCCCGTCAAACTGGCCCTCGGCGAGTCGCAGAAAATCCTCGAAAAAGCGAAACACCCGCGCTGCGGCGTCAGGATCGAAACTGATCCCGCGTTTCTTGCCGCGCACCAGATCGCGCGCGTGCCGTTCGCAGGCTTTCCGCACCCACGGCCCCGCCAGAATGTCGCCAGCCCCGACCGCGATAGCGTAGCTGGTCGTCGGTGAGTCGTCACGCGCGGCGGCCTGCGCAATCCACGCGGGGCGGCGGCGCGAACGGCGCGTGGTGGTCACGGTGTCTTCGGTGTCGCGTTCGCAAGATAGAGCGCAAACGGATCACCCTCGGCCGGTGCCGGTGCGCTGCTCACCTTGGCCTGACTCGCTGGCGTGAGGCCCAACTGCGTCGCCCACTGGCGCAACTCTTTGGCCGCGTCCTGCGACATACGGATCACCGGATGCGGGCGCAGCCGCCGGTGCTCCTGGCCCGATCCGTCGATCATAATCTCTTCGAGATAGGGCGCGAAGCCGTCAGCGGCCTTGATCGCTTCGCTTTCGACCACGTCAGCGTAAGCGCAACAGTAGGCCGCCACCGTGGCGGCGTGTGCGGCACTGATCACACGCTGCTCAACCAATAACGGCACGATCCGATCCCACTCACGACTCGCCTCGACACGCGACAACACATGATCTGGCTTGCTTGGCGGGCCGATTTTAAACACCGGCTCGCGCTGGTTTGTGCGGTCGCGTCGGTGCGTGTTGTCGGCTTTATGAAGTGCGGTCGGTTTGCGTGGTCGCCCTGGCATCGCGTCGTTTTGCCCTTCCTGGTTCGGAACCGGTGGTTTGAACTGGTTCGGAACCGGTTGGTTTGAACTGGTTCGGAACCGGTTGGTTTGAACTGACATTTGATTATGCCACTGCACACAGAAGGGGGAGGTGGGAGTCTACAGGTTGTGGTGTCCACACTTTGACCCCCCTACCCCTTGTGGTGTCTCGCGGTTCTTCCACACTATGTCTATATCTTGTGGTTTGAGGCCGTTTTTGGCCCTGTTTTCGCAATTCTCTTGTGGTCACCG